CCCAGAAGGGTATGATGCACCACTTAAATTTCTAGTGTATGAGTTAAACAACAATCGTAAGCATGGTTTCTTAAATAAGAAGTTTTCTGAAGCATTTAATAATCCTGATGCATCTGTAGAACAACTAACAGAAATATTTGAAAACAACTATTTAGGTGCAGGTAAAAAATTAATGCCTGACAGAATAGCAGATGCTCTTATGTACAATTCAGATGAAGGAGAATAATTAATGGGAATGTTTGATGCTCCTATCCCTGGGCAGTCACTGACTACTGAGCCTAAAAACTACCCTTGGGAAAGACCGCCTGAAATGGCAGACGTAGATGAAGTTATATCGTTTTACATGAAGGGTATGTCTTCACCTAAAGTTATAGATAATCTGTTAGATATGTTAGAGTTAGATACACCAGTAGATGCTATCGTTAATGCGTACACTAATGTTAATGTAATGAAGGGTATGCACAATGTAGATGTCAAGTTGTTGGTCAGTCCTGTGTTGCATGAGTATATAGCTACAATAGGTAAAGCTGCAGGTATAGATGTTAAAAGCACTTTTGACCCAGTTGACACTGGCGATGCAGATAATGAGCAATCTACTATTCAGTTAATAAATAAAAGAGTTAATGAAATAGAGGTTAGTGAAGATGAAGAAGATGACGAGGGTGTAGAGTTAATGCGTCAGACTGCTGAGATGTTATCATCAGGGTCAGGTATGAACAAAGAACCTATGATGCCACCTATGGAAGAAGAAAAAGAAGAAATGCCAATGCCCCCTGTAGAAGAAGAAGAACAACAGAGTCCACCTACAGGATTAATGAGTAGAAGAGGAGCAATGTAATGGCTGTAAATCCTAGAATAAATGTAGATAATGAAGATGAAAGAAAAAGTAATTCTTTTGCTAATATATTAAAGTTAGCTGCCAGAGTAGCTTTATCTAAAAGTGATGCAGGTGCTATAGCTGTTCAGCAAGATATGGATTTACGAGATGCAGAAGCTAAACAGTACACAGATAAAGCGTTAGATTATGTAGATAGACTAGCATTACCTAAGTTACTACAAAAACGTGCTGCAGCATCTAAAGAAGAAAAGTTTGCAGAGCTTTTATTAAATACACATGGTATGTCTCCAGAAGCAGTTAAAGCTCTAAGTAACGGTGGCATAGGAGAGTTAGAAAACTTTTATAAACAAAAAGCAGTAGAATTAACTATTCCTAATGGTTCTCCTTTAACAGGAGCACAATTAAATAGTATAGTAACTAATGCATCAGAGTTTGCAAGTGACCCAAGAGATGTAGTACAATTTATAAAAGAAAGACATGAGCCTATGAAAGCTATAATGGCACAAAGACAATCTATGCCTGATGCAGCTATATTTTCTTCTATGTTTGGTAGTTCTAAAGAAATGTCTAATAGAAAATTATCAGAGTTACCTGTGTACGGAGACATATCTGCATTAGATATGGTTCGTTATGCAAAGGGGGGTGGATTTGAAGACACAACAGAAGATGAAATGGCTAAGTATGATTTAGAACAAATAGATAAAATAACTTCACCAAGCAGAATAAATAGAGTAACTCCATCTTTTGCTCCTTACGTTCAAGCTGCTTTACTCGTAGGAGACCCTGAAGTACAATTTAGTGCAGATAATGCTGTGTTTAAATTATTTCTTGTAAAACAAGGTATAGACATTGATAACATGGGTAAAGATGGAAGTCCAGTTCAGTTTCAAGGAAACACTAGAATACTAGACCCTACTGCTTCCACTCCTGAAGTAATGACTGCTAAAGATAACTATAAAAAACAAAGAAATGTATACTTTAATAATTATAACGCTAATCCAAATAAATCTCAATTTACTGCAGAAACAACTCAATCTCTAATAACTCAATTTGATAATTTTCCATTTGATAGTATGAAACAGTTAAAACAATTTTTAGCTATAATAGACCCTACGAAAAATCAAACATTTAAATCTTGGGATGCTTTTAAAGTAAATGACCAAATAGTAACAGTTAAACAAACAGGATACTACGATGAACTTTAATTTAGATGTTACAGATGAAGATGTAGAAAAATACGTGCAGTATCAAGGTTCTACTGCACCTACCCCTGTTTCTACTCCTGAGTTGGAAGCTTTACCTACAGATACAAAGCTTACCTTAGAAGATTTGTTAAGACCTGAGTATCAAAAAACTATGCGTGATTACTTACGTATTAGAACTTCCGTAGGTAAAGGTATAGATGATTACTCAGACGAAGAAGTTAGAGATATGTATATGTCTAGGATGAGAGACTTTGAAACAAGCGATGTAGGCATTTTAAATGAAAGTATATTTGCTAACAGACAAAAAGATGAAAATAAAATGGCTACGGCAAAAGCATATCAACTGTATGACCAAGTAGGTAATATATTTCAATCAAAAGGTGAAGGATTTCAGGGTTTTAAAGATGTTGCGTTTGGTTTAGCAGAACATGTAAACAATGTATTAAACCCTGTGTCTAGTCCTAGCACTTACTTAGGTTTAGGCGTAGGTAAGTTAGCTACAACTGGTATACTAAAGGCAGGAGGTGCGACAGTAAAACAAGGCTTGGTAAGACAAGCTAAAAAAATGGGCGGTAGAAAAGCTGTAAAAGATTCTTTAGTAGATGAAGGAATAAAAAAGTTTACTAAGAAAGCTGTAGTTAGCGGTGTAGCTACGTCTGCTGCAGTTGATGCTGCACTGGCATACGGATTAGACGGAGCGTATCAGGATGCTAAGATAAATATCGGTGTTCAAGATGAGTATAATCAATATCAAAGAGGTTTTGCTGTATTAACAGGAGTACTAGGTGGTGGGTTAGACTTATTAAGTAGAGCTAAGACAACTAAACTTTCAGGATTAGAAGCTGAAAAACTTTCAGAAGTTATGAAACTTAAAAACTATTACACTGCTCCTGCAAAAAAGAAAGCTGTAGTAGTTGAAAGTGCATTAAAAAATGTTAGAAGTTGGACAGATAAAGTAAAAGCAGGTAAACTTATAATTAAAGATGGTCAAGTAGACGGTGAAGCATTAACAGTAGACTTCTTTAGAACTTTTCTATTTGGTGACTCTGATGAAGGAATACAGGGTATGGGTCAGATACTCAGAGAGGCAGGTTTAGATTTAGGAGTAAACACTAAAGCTAATAAAGGTAAAGGTATAACTGATATTGTAGGTAATTTTTTAGATAGTGTTCCTAAACCTGTTCAAAAGCAAATGACTCAAGCTCTAAATGATTCAGGTATATTTGTAAAGTTAGGAATGCCTCACAGTAAAAGAAATCTTTCAAGCCTTCTTTCATACACTGTAAGTAAAGCAGGTCAAGAATTAAATATGTTTTCTCAACTTAAAAAACAATGGGATGCTACAAGAAGAACTGGAAGTAAAGTATACTTACAAACTGTAGCAGAAGAAGAAGCTGCATTAGAAAGACTAGCTAAAAAAAATGCAGAAAAACCATTACGAGGAAATTATCTACAGAACATATGGAAGAGAACTGTTGTGTCAGCTTTTAGTACGACAATGTTAAACATAAAAGGTTTAGCAGGTATAACTGCAATTAAAACGGCAGAAGATGTGGCTATGGCAGCGACATTAGGAGTAATAAATTCTCCTGTAGCTATGTATAGACTTTTAACTGGTGATGTAAAGGGTGCTACAAAACAGTTTTATAGTTCTACAGCTATAATGAAAAATCAAGTTCAACGATTAAGAAACTTGTTAGACCCTAATGCCACTAAAGAAATGTTTCAAGAGTTAATGAAGATAGATAAAGACTCAGCTAAAACATTAAATAGAATTGTATCTACAGGTATTGATACAGGTACTGATATAGCAGACATGGCTAAAAGATATAGATTTAAAACAGAAGCTGATATACATTTAACTAATGATAAAGGTAAAAAATTATATATTAACTCAAAAGGTAAATCAACTACCAGAGAAACAAATAACCCTTACATAGCAAAAGGAACTGTAGATAATCCTAATGCTATGATGTTACGTACTGGTGAAGCATACGTAGGTGCTGCACAAAAAATTATGTTAGTTAAAACGGCTGATACATTTATGAAATCTCAAGCATATATAGGAAACTTAGACAGACTTTTAAGAGACAGAATGGGAATGTCTTTAATTAGTATTACTAAACAGGGTAAGAAAGAAAAGCCAACGGATGTCTCAAAAAGAATAGCTGATGTATTTAGGTCAGAAGATTTTTTAAATGCAAGTGCAGAAGCTACATCTTTAACACTAGAAGATATCCTATCTAAAAGCTATAAAAGTAATGACAATTTTTTAGGAAAAATTGCAGGTGCAATAGAAAAAGTAGGTGACGTTCCTATTATAGGTACTCTATTTCCTTTCGGTAAATTCTTTAATAATACGGTAGCTTTTTCTTACGATATTATGGGTGGAGGAAGCATTGGTGCTATGTTGGATTTATATAGAGCAGGTGCTCTAAGAAGTGAAACTAAAAGAAGTTTAAAAAGAGCAGCCGTTGTAGGTGGAGGTTTAAGTGGTGCTGCTGCTATTACTACTGAAGGTGATGATGGGGATGTTCAAGAGTTCTTTGAAGGTATGTTACGTGGTGCATCTAACTATACTTTAGTTGGCATGGCGATGGATATGGACGTAGAAAAAATGCAAAAGAATCTTCAGTGGAAAGACTTTGAACAGCCTAATGGAGATATTGTAAATATACAGTACGATTTTCCTCTTGCACCTATAGCTATATTAGCACGATACTTAAATATGAAAAAAGCAGGTATGGAAGTTCCTAAAGAGTTTAATTTAGAATTAGGTGAACAATTTGGCTACGGTCAACTCCAACGTAACTTTGGTAAAGTTGGTAATGTTACTCGTTTAATAGACCAAGCTACAGCAGGTGAGTGGGAAAAAGTATCTGAAACAGCAGCTACATCTGTATTTATACCTGCTTCTTCTTTTGTAAGTGGTATGCTTAGACCTTTAGACCCTATTAATAGATTAGCTGCCTACGGTTTAGGCGAAGATGCAGAACTTATGGATGCAAGACAAAGTGACTTATTATTTAAAGATAACGACAGGTGGTATAAAGGTGGAGCAAATAGAATTGTGCATGATGCAACTCGTTATGTAAATAATATTTTTGAATATTTAGGAACAGAACAATTTGCTGCATCTAAAAGGTCTACCTCTAAAGAAGGTGATATACTACCGCAAAATATAGTAGGTGATGTAGCTAGTTTTAGAACAGAAACACCTCGTACTTATACAGAATTACTATTTAATAATGTAGGAATATATAACTGGAGAGTAGACTCTCAAATAAAATCTAAATTTCCAGAAGCAGATTCTATGTATAAAGAAATAATACAACCTGAATTAGAGGCAAGAGCTAAGTTACTTTATAAAAGTAAAGATTACAAAGAAGCTAGTCAAGAAGATAAAAAAGAAAAGGTTAAGAAATTAATATCAAATGTAAAATCTTCTATAAAATATTTAATGGATAAAAATGCTGTTAATAATTTAGAAAACGAAAACAGTGCAAGTGCTTTTATTAACATAAGAGAAATTTACGATGTAAAAAATCCTGTTCGTAAAGAAGCTATAAAATATGTAACAGGACAAGACGATTTAAGCATAGAACAATTAAAAAGATTAAGTAAAACTTCACAAGGTTTAAATGTAATTAAAGCAATAGCAGGAAGAATAAAAGCAATGAGAAAAACTACTATGGAACAAAGACCCTTCTAACAATAAAAAGAGGAGTGATACTGTTTCCAATACCACTCCCAAGTTTCCACATACACATCCAACAGAGATATGTTCTAGTATTAACTACTAGAGTATCCAGTATGGCATATATTCTTAATCGTGTCAAGAGCATGGTCTACATTAGTGTAGACCTTTTTTGTTTCATGGTAATTGTATTCATTCGACTCATAAAACGTGTCGTACTCTAATATGTAACCATTGTCTGCAACAGTAAGTGTAAAGCTACTTACTTTCCCTTGTCCTCTCATGTGTTCCTTTGCTTCCCCTTCTATGTTCATCTTGTTTCACCTTTTCTAAGTTTTCAAAGTACCCACGATTAAAGCCTCTCAACCATTCTTTAAACGCATAAGTACTATCCTTGTAAGGGCTATTTAATTTGCCTTTAAAGAATGACTGCTTACCATAATCATAACTTCTCATACTACGCTCCTATATCTACAATTTCACATGTGTCACCACTACAGGCAAAGGTCTGACTGCCTGATGTCGTGTCTTCTTTCTCGTAATCCATTAAACGACTCCAATCTATATTCTCTGGAGAGTTCTTTAACATATCATTGTATTCTTCTTCAGTACAGTCTTGATATGGTGCTTGAGGATATATGTGGTCGAAGTGAGGTAAGAATGATACACCTGACATTTCATCGAAGTAACGATACACAAATGCACCTACATCCATCCACTCACTGTCACGTACAGACACAGTGCAACTAGGCTTGTGTTCACACCACTCTTGTTGATACATCAGCCACATAGTTAATTGGTCTATTGCAGTCATATCATTACGTGTCGTTGAGTTTTCAGGTGACTTCATAGGAAAACTAAACACAGTTGTGTCTTTAGGTTTACCTCTTTCTGGTTCATTAACTACACCTTGGTCAATCATAAACTGTGTTAGTGGGTCTTTGTTGTCCCCACGTACAGTTCTAATGTAGTAGTCGTTGTGTCTAGCGTGAATACCACTGGCACTGTCGCATAGCTGTGACACTGTGCCACTAGGCTTGACGCAGGTAATAGCTGTAGACTGAGGTATCTTCCATTTCTTAGCATATTCTTTATTAACATCTACGGCTACCTGTCTAAGCATTCGTAGTCTTTCGCATAAATCTTCATCTTTACCATTCGTTAAGACATTATCCATGATACCTGTAAGAGACACACCCAAGAGTCTTTCTTCTTCTGTGTTATCAGTCCAGATTTTTCTCAAATAAGGAAACTTAGTTAGTGTAGCTTGGGCTGTACCTAAAATAGTAGCCAATCGTACCTTACGAGCTAAGTCTTTGTTTGTATCTGTAGAACGTATAACTACCTCAGTTAAGTTACAAAACTGGTATGGACGTAATATTATTTCCGAACATGGATTGCAACCGAAATCATGGTCGGAGTCTCTTCTACCATTTTTATCTACTTGCTTCTTAGCTGCAACTCTATTGAATATACCACGCTCACCTGACTTGGATTCAATCAAAGATGTCCACTCACGTATGAATGTTTCTGCATCAGGCTTGTCTGTGTAGACTACAGAGTTGTTAGCTAATCGCATATGGGGTGCAGTTTCGTACCACTTACCTGACTTAGCCTGTCGCATTCGTATGTCTGATAGGTTGCTTAGTGAAATCATAGCTGACCTACGTACACCGCCTACAACAACTACTTCACCTATTTTGCACATCAAAGAGTGGCAGTCATAACTAGTCAGTCTCTTACCTACATTGTTACTAAACAGATTTATAGCAAACTCAAACAAATCTACGAGAGGTGCAGGTCCACTGGCTCTACCGCCAAATGTTTTAAGTTTAGCTCCTGCAGGACGTACTTTGCTGACATCATAAGAGGGTATTTCTCCTGCATATAGTAGTGCAACAAGCTGACGCAGACCTTTAGCCCAACCTTCTTTGCTGTCTTTAATGACTAATGTAGTGTCGCTTTTGTCCATCTGTCGAGGTATCTCAGGTAACTTTTCAATGTATTGACGCTCCACTGAGAAGCCTACGCCTGTACCACAAAGCAATATATACATAGCTTCATCAAAAGATTTAGGGTCATCTACAGGTAAGTAGCTACAGTTGTATCCTGCAGTGTTATCTCTATCTAAAGCTAATCCTGCACTCATCATGGCTCTCATACTAGGCATAACCTCTAGCCCTAAGATAGCCTGTTCTATGTCAGCCTTGTCTTCTTTAGAAAACTTAACTTTGTTATGCATATAATCTACGTAGCGTGCTACAGTTTCGCTCCATGTTTCTCTACGTCCTTCATCGTCTAGCCATCGTGCATAGCGTGACGTAGCTATAAAGTTTTGGTAATCTGTGGGAAGCATATTATTCATAATTGTATACCTTTATATTTTTAATTTTCATTCCGTCGATATCGTATATTAAATCTTCTATAGTCTCTTGAATAGTCTCATTATAATTATCTTCATCAACTGGTAGTATATTCTCTTCTTTATCAATGTCAACAACTAATTGAATCCTAAACTTCATTTTACTAAATCCTCTAAATTGGGTGGTCTATAATTATCACCTTTAATTATTTTACCGTCTTCTCTGTAGACAGGTTTACCATCATCTCCTAGCTTAGACATGTTACTGTCATGTACTCTATTAAAAGCAGTTTGTATGTCTAGACCTAAAGCTACAGCAGCACCTGACAATACGTATTGTAAATCACATAACTCTTTTAGTAGCTTAGTTTTTTGTATCGCAGACACAGGCTTACCTCTTTCTAAGTCCATTAACATGTTTACAAACTCTTCCATCACTTCACCAGACTCTTCTCTGATTAGCTTTAATCTTAGTTCTAGTAGAGTTGTTGTCCACTGTTCATCTATAGGATGTTTAAACTTACTGTGAAACTCCTGAACTATGTCTTCTCTATTTTGTAATTTCATCATATTCATCCATTAACCTCTTTAAATAAAATTCAGCTTTCTTTAAATCTTCCATGCCGTTCTTGTATCTGTAACGCCATAGATACTTAACTATGTTACCTTGCAAGTAATATTGATACCCATCTGATGTCGCTGCACGTATGGCATCTAAACACTCTATACCTCTTGCATTGTAATGAGGTGGGTGATTAACCATATCTGTACCAACGCCAATACCACACACCTCACACTCAGGACATTCTAAGTTGTCATCTAAAAGGCTATTGCACATAGAACAATGGGTAGATGCATACACGTTAGACATATTTAGTAGCTCCCCAATTAAGTTTAATTACATTGCCCTCACGTTTGATTACATTAGGTACAACTTGAACTTCATCTTCTAGCAAATCCATAGCTGTCAATTCGTTCTCTACATCTAAAGCATCTCTATGATTAAACACTTGTTCTAGAAAAGTTTTATCTGTTTCCATTAAGTCTACACAAGTAGTCATAAGAGTCATAAGATTAACTATTGCATCTATGTCATCATCAGCAAGTTCATTATGTTTATCATACTTTATATTTATATCTACTTCACCTGTCCAACCTTTACTAGACTGTTTAGGTGTAAGCACTAAAGCAAAGTCATTGTAGTTTATTTTCATACGGCATCCTTCCTAGGAGTTTTAAGTTTAATTACTTTTGTTATAATCTCTTTTCCATCCTCTGTCAACCACTCAAATGGAATAATTCTATGTGCATAAAGAAAACCTTTTTGTTCACACCACATACCATAAGTTGTATTAGAACCTTTGTATATTCTACTGAACGTAGATGTAAATACAAATCTTATGTCTAACTCAGGGTGTTGTTTTTGTATCTCTAAGTGTTTTCTTCTATCTTCTGCATCAAAGAATCCTTTAGTCTCTATGATAATACCATTATCTAAAACAAAGTCAGGTGTGTAAGTTCTATAACGCAGGTCTTCCCACTCTATTTTCAGGGCTTCATACCTGACTTTGTTTTGTCTAGTCTCTAAAAACAATGAGACCTTATCTTCTAATCCACTCCTATATTTGTTGTTAATCTTGCGTACGTTAGCACCATACTTGTTCTTTCTCCAGTAAGCCATTACGCTACTTTAGCTAACGTAATGTACTCTACTATAGGTAACTCTTTAGCTTTAGATACCTTAGAAGGTAGTTCTTGTAAAGTTTCCCAACACGTACTCTTGAACCTACAGAAGTGACACTCTTTAGGTAGTACAGTATTACCTGAAGGTACA